GGCGCATTAAGCGTGTCCACAATGACATTAAGCGAGTCGCCATCGACGCCCTGGTTGTTCAGGTACGGCACCGAGGCGATGTAGGCTTTTAGCGTGGCGAGTTGGGCGGGGGTCATGAGGTTTCCTTCGTGGTTATGGTCACATCGCCCCAGCGAACGCAGCCTTTGAATAGGGGTGGCGGGCAAGTCTTGCGCCGCGGGTCGAGGGGTATGTAGCTGACGATACGTCCGCGTTCGCTGTAGAGGAAGTGTGGAAAATGCCCCCAGCGGCTCTTGCGAACCAATAGGTAACCTCCCCGATGCCGCCTGCGCCAGACCATCGCAAGAGCGAAAAACAGACAGTTGGAACGCATATCATACTGATGTACCCCCTCCAGGCATAGCAGCCTGGAGGGAACTACCCTTACGTGGCGGAAACAGTCAGTGTGGTGTTCAAGGTGTCCCCAGAGACTACCGAACGAGAAGTCGTGTAGTCGCCTGCCGAATATAGCGTGCCAGCAGTACCCGTGTTGACAGAGCAGACGAAGGCCCCCGCCACCGTTGTGGGGCCCGCCAGGGTGATGGCGTAGCTAACGGCAGTTGCCACGTTCGAACCCCCAGACGTAGTGCCAAACGTAATGGCCAACCTGTTACCTGTGTAGGGTGTAACTTCTGTCCAGCCGGCGTGGGAAGGTAGCGTGTCCCCTACTACTGCGGAGCCGGTGCCTTTCAGCCCCAAAAACCATGTGGCTGAATATGCCGAGCCCTTGAAGTACTTGTCAATGATGTCCGTCTTGCCGACAGTAGTGACAAGATTGTCATATGTCTCTGTCCACTTGACCTCACCGTCCGCGCCAACGCACTCCACATGGTATGTGAAGCGTGGGCCAAAAATTTCCTTGCTGTCCATAGTTTCCCCTTGGCGCTAGACGCCGGTTAGTGTCTCAAATCCAGAGTACGTCATCGTGCTTCGCTGTGTCCACGCTGAGCCATACCCAATAACGCCCGGGTTGTTCGAGAAGTTGGCGTACCCCATAGTCCCCCCCACGGTGTCGTAGCGCTGTACAACCCAGTTCCCATCCGCCCGTACCTTCCCGATGTACACGATCACGCCATCCTCTACGTTGTTAACCGCATAGGACTCCAGGCCGGTCTGTACTACCGCTGTGTAGCTGAGCCCCCCGATAGTCATCAGCTACTCTGCCAGTGACGCAGCAAACCGGGCTGCATTTGCTTTCAACGCCCCCAGTTTTTTCTCAAGTGCTGCCACTTCTGCTTCTGCAGCAGTGCGACGCAGTTCCAATTGCTGCAGTGCATCCTCCCCTGCCGCAGTAGAGCTAGCTACGTACTCCGCAGCTTGCTGCAACTTGGCGGTTGCTTCTACCTGCACAGCGGCAACGTGGTCCGATACTGCCGCTTCGGCATCTTCTTTCGCGCGCTGCGCAGCTTCTTCGATTTGCAGGAGAGCGGCAGCATGCGCTGCTTCCGCCAGAGACAGCTGCGTCTCTCGCTCTCCAATCTGGGAAGCCAGGGACTGCAGCCGGCCAGAAGCGGTATCCACCTGCTTTTTGAGGTCTTCCACCTCTCGCGTCAGTGCCTTTTGGTGCACCGTAGCGTTGGTCATGAAGTCAAAAACAGTACTTGCTTGCTGCAGCGCAGCCAGGATAGGCCCCGCCACCTGCAAGGTCTGCACAAGAGCCCCCTTGGCTCGCTCAAAGTCTTCGTTTTTCATGGTCATAGCGCCTGTATTACGGTGAAAACAGCTGTTCCAGAGGTGTACGATGTGACATTAAGTCGCACCGCAGTGACCGGAGCAATGTAGTTTCCATCCTTGGATACTGTCTGTGCCGTGAGGCCCGTGTTCGGGTACCACGTGGCTGTAGTGGGGTTGAAGTTGAGCGCAAATACATCGTCGAGCGTGTGCTCTACGGTGTAGGTGAGCACCGCTCCTGCCGATAGCGCCACCCCCATCCCCACATTGAAGGGGGCAACATTCAAGTTGTTTAGGATGATCGGCGAGAGGGCTCCCGCCGCCCCCGCCGTCTGCCGTACTGGACGTGCCATGTACTGCTCCTACTTAACTGCCGTCAGCGTTGCGCTGGACGTAGTTGACGGTGACTACTACCGAGCCCGCCGCAGCGTTACCCGTAGCTGCCGTGGCTGTCAGCAACAGTGGCACATCCGCCGCCCCCACATTGTCCGTCGCCAGGGTAACCTGCGCGGCATCTACCGTAGCGCGAGCCGTTTTGCCGATAGTTGCGCCCGTGTTGAACGAGGCGAAGAACTTGGCTACTGTGCCCGTGATGCCCAGCTGAATGGCCAGATTGGTAGCTGTAGTCAGCGCGACGGTTACCTCGGTCGTTACCTCCAGGATCTTGGACCCTGCGGGGAGGTTTCCGATGACGAAAGCGGAGCCGGCGGACAGCATCTGGGCGAAAGGAATGGTGTAGCTTTGCGACAGAACCGCACGTCCCACGTTGACGCCGCTGGTGGCAGTGCCGTCACGTACTGTGCCCGAGCGAATTGGTCCGCTGAAAGTGGAAGAACCCATTTTGTACTCCTGTGTGAGTTGTGCCGCGCAGTCTACACAGTGTCTGCCAAGTCAGTCTGCTGCGGCGATTATCTTGGTGCTCTGTTTATACCACGTCCGCTTTGGTGGTGGAAGCCTTAATTGCACTTCCTGCACTGCGGTATAAAAAAAGGGAGCCGAAGCTCCCTTTTTTCTGCTCCTAAACCCTTATGGGGATTAGGTCGATCCGACGCTGCCCCACACCGACAGGGGGTCACTCCAACCGAAGCTGTACCGCTCGCGCGCCTTGTAACGCACGTTACCGGTATCGAAGTCGCCTTCCATTGCCGTTTTCATGCCGACGCGCTGGAACATTTTCAAGCCATCTGGAACGTCCGTCAGCAGGAACCACGCATTGGTGTCCGTCAGGAAGTTGTTGATGGCGTAGCCGGAGCCAATGGTACCCAGTGCCTTCAAGGCATTCAGGTCATTGTCAGCGGTACCAACGCGTTGGTCAGAACCCAGAATGCGCTTGACGACGAACTGGTACGCCGGCGGCACAATCAGTTTGCGGGGTTTAGCCGCGACCAGCAAGCCTCGCTCATCCACCCAAGCCTGGAGCTGAATCACTGCGGCCTCAATAGCCGTTTCATTCAGGTCCACGCCAACGGCGGGGGAGTTGAAGTTAGCGCCGCCGCCAGCCAGCGGGTGCCCAACACGGGACGAACCCGAATTGATACCGCACAGGGAGACAGTATCGCCGCCAAGAGCAGTGTTGCTGAAAGCGTTGTTCAGTACTGCTGCTGCTTTGACTTGCTTCGTGTAGGCCATCGCCCGAGCCAGTGCTTTGGTGTACCTGGCAGCCAGACTGTCGTACAGGTTGTCTTCGATCGCCTCTTCAGTGATCGAAAAGCCCATTGCGATGGTCTCGTGCGTGTACCGGGCAGTGAATGCCTCCTGTGCGGAGTCATACGCGACACCCGAACCTTCGCTCTTGACGGGGGCGGCGGCAAAGCCAACCAGCTTTGTCTCCTCCTCGAAAGAGCGATCCGACGTTTCTGTCGCGAAAATCTCAGTGTGCTGATTTTCGTAGGTCTTGTACGACAGGCCAAACAACCCGTTCAATCCGGGGAGCAGTTCTTTGAGTAACTGCGAGCGTGAAATTGCCATGGTAAGTTACTCCTTAGTTGGCCAGGACGATGGTGTTGAGGTACATATGCGTGCCTTGATTGAACTTGACGATCAAATCACGGTAAGCATCTGCGGCGGGAGAGGCAAAGCCAACAATACGCATTGCCAGCGTGGCCGTATTGGCCGGCGTGACGCCGTTAACTGTCGAGTTTCCGTACGGGCCGACACCGAAGTTGGCCAATGCACAGAATTTACCCAGGACCGTATCGGCTACGGTGCCTGCGCTCTGCAGCATATACAACTGATCAGGGTCATCATTGACGCGGATCATCACGTTGGTGTAACCCGCAGTGATGGCGCCAGCCGGCAGACTGTTGGCAAACTGCTGCTGCTTGAGCACGGGGTCAATGAATGACACACCGACACAAACACCAATAACACCAGCGGTCGTAGCATTGACCGGGGTCGCGGTAGCGGCGGACGGCTGTCCGGCACTTGCGGCCCCAATGATCACCACGTCGCCAGCGCCAATAGCCGTGGCGGAGTTGACCGTCATCGGAATTTCGCGGATGGCACCGCCATTGAATGGCTGTCCGCCGATCAGCGAGATCGGACGCAGCCCATAGGGAGAAAGCACTTGTGACATACATCACTCCTTGTTTATCGAGTAGAACCCTTACCAAACGCCCCACCCCGCGTGACTTCGGAGGCTTTTTCCGAAAACAGCGGCATACGGGCATCACTTGCTCGCAAAAAGTTGCTATCCACCGAAGCCATTTGGTTTGCATTCTGCTCTGCGTAGTACCGTTTCCGAGCTTCCGCCCGTTCTTTCGGCATTCTGCAGAGCATAAGCCCACCGACCTCCACGTTACCCTGCGCGTTACCGGACAGGAATAGTTCAGGATGGTCTACTGCCTTCACCGGTTCCCAACCATCCCTGAAACGCTTGGAGGCGTTTACGGGGTCCAGTACGCCCATCACGTGGGTAGCAACCCACTGGTGCGTGTACATCGGGTCTGGTCTTGGGTCGGGCAGCATGCTCGCTGGCACATACTCAAAGCGTTTTTCATTTTCGCGGGACGCAAGGTCACGGGGTGTGCGATCAGTTGCCATATCAGTTCTCCAGTTTCACAAGTTCTGCAGCATACTGCTGCGGGGTAAGACCATATCGTGCCGCCAATGCCATTTGTGTGGATGTCAGCGTAACTTTGCGAGGAGCCAGGTTTCGTGTTGCGGGTGCAACGACTGAGCCAGACCTCTCTGATCCTGCCTTTGGCTTGAAAGACGCGGGGAACGTACGGCGCACTGCGGCGTTTATTTGCGAGTAATACTCGTCGGTGTTGACAAATGCATCACCATTTTTGTCGACCAATTCTTGGTGCAGCCCCAAAGCATAGCCGGTCATTGCTTTGTCTCCTTTGTCCCCGAACCACTTGTTTGCTGACATCCATTGCTGGGTCTTCTCATCAAGTTTCGGGGCCGCGGTTGGGGCCGTTACGGGCGACTTTACATCATCTTCTGCTTCCTGTACAGCACGTTGTCGAATATTTGTTGCCGTGGCTTTGCGCATCTGTGCTTCGTTCAACGCTACCTGTGCTTTAACGATGGCCTTGGTGTCGAACGCTTCATGCGCGGCCTCCAGCTCCTCCATCGCCTGCGCTACCTCGTTATCCGCCAGGGTCAGGTTCTGTTCCGTAACAACCTTGGCTCCAACGGACAGCTTGCGCCGCATCTCCTCGCGCTCGCCCATCGTGGTCTGGACAATGCGTTGCAGCTCGTCCCGCTCGCGCTGCAGTGCGTCCGCTCGGCGCCGCTCATCGTGCCGTGCATGCGTCAGCTCCTTGATGCGGCCCTGGACCTTGCCAGAATACTCCTGTAGCTCATCGTCCGTGGGGTCATCCACTGTGCGGTCGAGCGGCTTGCGGCCCCTGTCCCCCTCTGGGGTATCGTCGACAATGACGACCTCTACCTCGGGCCCGTCCCCCATCTCGGAAGATGTGCCTGCAGACCGGTCGGCTGCTTCCCGCGCTTCGTCTGGAAAGACGTACTCGTCTGTTTCGTTGCCCATATTGTTCTCCCTATGTGCCCGCGCGGGTCAGGCCGCGGGGGTCTTCGATCACAGCGTCTACCTGATCGTCGTTGATAAGCCTCATTTCACGTCCGAAGACCTTGATTCGCGTTCCTGCGTAGGCCCGGGTAATAACGAAGTCGCCTTCCTTACACCAGGGTCCAGAGGGGAACTTGACCGTATCCTTATACGCGTCTGGCCCCATTTTCAGCACAAAAAGCGTATTGGATGTCTGCTCCTCCGTACTGCGTACCGCATCCGCCTTGATGATGTCAGACCCATCAAAGGTGTCTTTGGCTGGAGGGACGATGCACAACAGCTTAAAGCCGGTGGGGTCTGGGACGACCCTGGCTTTCTGCTCGTCTGTCGCTTCGGGGGGTGGTTGCTCCAGCGGTTGTATTGCCGGAATCTCGAACATGCCCGGGGGCAATATCAATCTACTCATAGGGATACCTCAGTCGCATGGCAAACCGGCCAAGACGGGGTGGAGCCAACCCACCTGAAGGGGCTATTCGTTCTCCGCGACCTTGGCCCGCGCTTCAACATCGTCAACGATGCCAATAGCTAGCCACAGTCCGTGAATAATTCCCCGGATGCGCTGGTCGTCGTCCCGGGATTGGGTGCCGCGCACAAGACTGGCCGTGTGGCTGTCAATGTGCTCGTGTAGGTAGCGACGCTGGAAATTGCAGACATCTAAAAGCATTATGGAGCTCCAAATGGTGGTTTAACGGGTGGCGGTAGAGCCGCCTCAGCATGGCCAAGACGCACACCCTCGGCGCTGGTGTGCGCCGTGAACTGCTCTCGTGCCAAGTCTTGCTTGTCTGCAGCGATGGCTAGGTTGCCCTTGGCCACAAGCTGTTTGATCTTGATCTCCTCGTCCTTCTGCGCGACCTTCCGGGCTTCCAGCTGGAATACCGGGTCTTGCTGCGTCTGCTGGCCCTGCTGTTGGGCGGCTTGCTGCTGGTTCTGCTGCAGTGTCCGCTGTGCTGCCTGCGCCAGCATTGGCGCCAGCTGGCGCTCCATCTCCGGGTCCATTGGGGCTGTTGGGTCGGGCAGGGGCATGCCCAGTGCCTGAATAATGTGCATCCGGTAAGCGAATGCGGCATGTTCCGCCACGTGGGACATCAGTGCGGCCTGGATCGCCTGGGCCTGTGGGTTTTGCCCTATGGCAGCCTGAATCTTGGGGTCTTGCATCAGCATGTTGTGCACTGCCGAGTGCGCCTCGTGATCCTGGGTTATGAACGCCTGCACAGGTTTGCCCGTCAGCAGCGCCATATTCTCCGTCACCGGGTCCGTTGGGCGCATATCCTCGGGCATTGGCACCAGCTTGGCTGCATTCTTGATGCCAATTACCTCCAGCATCTCCCGGTGCACCATAGCGACGTTGTACACCTGCGGTGCCGTCTGCGCCATCTGCATGACCGCTTGGTACTGGATAACCCGCTGGCTCATGGTCGTGGCATTGGGGTCGGACACCGGGATGATCTCGACCATCGAGAAGTCGCCTTTGCGCGCGCGGCGCGGGCCAACCTCGGGGTCATAGTCGTAGTCTTCGGCCGCGTCGTCCCGGATAATGCCTGCGAGTAGCTTCAACTCCCGCTTCATTGAGAAGTGGCACCGTGCCTGCACTGCAGACATGACCTTCAAGGACCGCTCCAGAATAGCCAATGTCGTACCGACCGGTGCATTAGCCCCCATCGATGCGATGTCCAGGTCAGCTGTCGAGGCGAACCGCTGCCCCTGCTCGATCAGCTTATCCAGCAGGCCTGACAGCACCAGGCTGGGCTCCTTGTAGGGCAGCACCATCACATTGTCTTTGATGGCCCCCGAGCCAACGTCCACATCCCGGAACTCGCCCGGGGCGATCGG